TTGGCAAATGAGGGATAATAATACTGGAATGCGTCGGTTGTTTTGAGGAAGTGTTTTGGAATGCCTTGCTGATATGCTGTTTTAGGCATGATAGACATTACTCCAATAACGTATCCATGTTCTTCAGCATAGTATGCACCATACTTACCAGATGCCACACCGACACCATGTCCTGCCATGTTCCCTTGAGGAGTATTTGAACTTTCTCCGGTTTGGAGAACCTCAGATATCTGTATAGGACTTTTAACGCCCGTGATGTATTCGGGACGCTGTAAGCGTTTATCTGAACTCCTGACGTCGAAATGTACCTTAATGTGCTCACTGTACCGTGTACCACCGCGAGCATTCTTTTCGAGCCATTCTTGTAGCTTAATAGCGCGACGCAGATCGTTGATTGTTGTGTTTTGGTCGAGTGTAGAAGTTTCGACGTACGCATCTTCTGTTACGGTTGATGAGGGGTTGCTTGGCAACGTTACGTTGTCAGGTGCTCCGGTTAATGTTGTTGGGTTTGCTGCATTGTGTAACACAGGAAGGTCGGGGAATGCCATGGGAATATTGACTGCATCTCCTTTTTGAGCGAAAGGTAAAGCAGCAGTAAGGTAGTCGTGTTCCCAACAACGGTTTCTGAGGACTCCGAGTTTTGTAAGCCAGTCTGAAGTGTTGTTTCCATCTCCGAGAATGTAGGTTTGTGGTGGATTGATGTCTGTCATCAAGTTTTGATCACGATAGTAATCGTTCCAGATTTTTTGATATGCTGCGAACGGTAGAGCAGATATTGGTTCTGATTCGGTACCGGTTGATTGAAATGGTGCAGGAATGCCCATGTAGTCGGCTAGGTCATTGTAATTTGTGTCGTTCATGCTTATATAAGGAAATGCAGGAACGTTTCCGCCGACTTTAGTTTGAGTAATGAAGTTTTCCCAGTTTGCCCATAGAATACGATTTGGCACGAAGAAGTAGTGCATTGATACATCAAATCGATGCATTACAGGGGCTACCATTGGAGCAAATCGGATAAGTGATTCGCAAGCGATGCCGATTTTGTCTCCGGGTACCGTTTCTGTACACATGATAGGTACCAGTTTACCCATGTTACAGGATAGTTTAACATCATGTGATAGATCAAAGGCGTTTCTGGGGGGTGATTTTACCATCACCGAGTTGAGGAGGTTTTGTTTGTTTGACATATTGTCGTTTTTAATTGGTGACATGATAAAGCCCCCGGTTTCCCGGGGGCTGATTAGCCGTCAGAGTCTTACGCCACCTCTTGATATGGTGTAAAATTTTCTGCGGCGTGAGCGGTTTCTCGTGCGTCTGCCTTTCATTGTGCGTATTATTTGCATGCAATGTAGGAAGTTAGAATGATATTCCCAAATTTTCAGCAATTTTTGAGCCCATTCTCATCCAAACGGGGTCTGATTTTGTAAATCCGCGCTTATTTAGCTGAATTTCAAAGTCTTTAAGTTTGCCTGATTTTTCGAGCTGGTCGATTTCTGCCCTAACTTTTTTTATTTGTTCTTCTGTAAGTGCACGATTAGTTTGCATGGTTAGTACTTGTTCTGTTGCCTGTTGTAATTTATCCTTGATCATTGGTATTGTAAGTTGTTCGTGTACCTCTGATTCTCTGGTGTTTCTGTCGACGTTTAAGTCTGTTGAGGAGTTAAGATTTTCCCATCTTGCTATTTGTAGTTCTTTTGCTTTATAGGCCATGTCGACACTAAGTTGTCTTAATTGCTCCCGCATACCTTTGTCAAAGGTTTTTTTCTCGTTATCAAGTGATTTACCGATAGCGTCTTGTAGCATAATTGTTTGCTGTGTTCTAAGGTTGTCATATTGTGCTTGTTTTACCCTTGCGTCTGTAAATGCGGCTATACTATCCTGAAAGTTGAATTGAGTTGGTTGATGTCCATAAGATTGGCCTGATGCCTGTCTAGGCATTGATTGAGAGTTTGCTACTACTGATCCGTTACCGTATACAAGATTCGGGTTTAGGTTTGCGTTTCTTAGTCTTTCCATTTGTGCCTGTGGGCTGTTGTATTCGTTCTGCATAGCCCAGTCGGATAGACTGTCTTGTCTTTGACGGTTGTACATTTTTTCCGTGAATTCACGGTTTTTTCTGTTTGCTGCTCCTTGTGAAAGCATGTTTGCTCCTTGTGAGACTGCTGATAATCCCATCCCCAGGAGTGGGAGTAATAATGGACCTGGCATAGTTTTTTGTTTTGCGGGTTCGATACCGTTGTCGTTTTCGGCTTCGCCCCTTGTTAATTAATTTCATTAATTGATGTTCGCTTCGCTCACTTTTTTTTGTGGCTGGAGGCTCGTCCTGACAGCATCCCAATCCTCGGGTTCGCGCTGGCCACCGGGGTCGTCCTTTCGCCGGCGCCGCTTCGCTCTGCCAGCGTGGGACTCCCCGGAGTCCTGCGCTATACCCTCGGTTTGGTGCCCTTCGGGCGCTGCCGGGCTGCGCCTTTTTTGCCACTTTTTTAATTGAACCAAGCGGTTGGTGTCAATTAGCACTAATACATCTAGACAGTATTAGTGCGTTGGCTCATTCTTCGCTCGGGGGCTCTGCCCCCATACCCCCGAGTTTTTGTCTGGGCCCGGATATATATCACGTCGTTTCTGGGCCCGTTTCTGGCCGCGTGGAACGCGGGCAGGGTTTTGTTGCACGAAGTACGGCGTAGCTTCGTGTAGACGGTTAAGCGGGGTCGCTGACAGGGGTAGGAGTAGGTAAGGTAGGGGGGTTGCCCGCTTGCTTTTTGAGCTGCTCAATTTCCATCTCGAGCTGCTTCATTTTGTTTCCCCGTCTTTTGTTCTCGATTTTCTCGAGGTCTGCCCGTTTTTCGTTGATTATAGCCTGGGCGTTGTCTTTCATATCCTGTATTTCTGCCAGGTCTAAACGGTTAAGATCGGGCAGGTATTCCGTTTCTGGATTTTCGTCCCAAATAGGGACTTTTGCGCCTCCCAGGGGGAGACCACGTTTGTTTCCCTCGACTAGCTCACTGACCGTCATTGACTGGTCTGGTATAGTCATAGAGGGCTTGTTTGATGATTCGCCCTTGATTGTAAACTCGTGGTAGTTGTACTGTGTTTTGAATTTCATATTAAATTTTGTTGCGGCCTTGTTCGGCCTGATGATAGAATTTTTTAAATGCTGCAATGTGAGCTTCCGCTAAATCGCGAGAGCTCATTGGATTCAATTCTAATTCTCGCAGGGACGCAAAAAACTGTAGTCGTTTTTTCTGTTGCTCCGTGTATAGCTTTTCTCTGTAATATCTGGGCATGGCGATTTTTTTGCCGTCTGGTAAAGGGCAATATTGCCGCTCTTCTAGCGAGTTTATATGCCATGCTCGCATTTTTTGTGATAGGTAATTTACCCCCAAACCTTTGGACATTACGGAGAATTCTTTTTGCCTGTCGTCCCGTGCGTGTAGTGGTATTTTGCCCTGTTTGCACATGTACTTTAGAGTATAACCTACGGAGGCTTCTGAAACGAAGCCGTAATGTACTTGTCCTTTGTTCCATGCGTTTTGAATTAATTCAGTGAAAGAATCAAATAAGAGAACATGATAGTGTGGCCGTGCCCTTTGTGTGCCGTATTCGCCGCATGCATAGTATTTAATCGGCCGCTGTGATTGCTTAGGAACTCGTAACTTTTTGTATAACATGTCATGTGCTTTCCGCAATCTTTTGAAAAATAGAGTGAGGTCACCCTGTTGTCCTTTTGTAAGTGTAGGAAATCCGTTTTTAGAAATCGGGAGATGTTCTGTTGCATAAGTCAGGGTGATAAAGTTTGCGGTTAATGATACTTTGTCCTGTTGCATTAAGCGAAAGCTCCACCCGCTTATACGGCGGGCGAAGCATTCTGGACATTTGCCACAGGGGACAGGGATGCTGTCCCCTGTGAGCTTGTCTTTTACGGTGAAGGGTGTTATACACCTTCCCATGTTTAAAGGGTTGGAGTTCCATACTTAGGCATCGGTCGTAATGCCAATACTTTATTTAATACGTGACACCACATCTTGTGTGATACGTCGATATCATCGACGGCGAATATCCTGGAGGTGGGGTCGGACTTTACGAAGTCCTCATTTAATGCCGGTTGAGTGTCGAAAATACGACCGGCATGCCAGAATTTTAATGATGTTCTAAATTCGCCGGCGACGCGGTTATTTTCAAATTTGTATTCGGCATAACGTGGAATGTAGCCGAATGTTTCGTCGCCTGTTGTAGTATATGCGTATACCTCTTTGTTGAGGATTTCTTGCTCACCGATGTTGGCAAATGAGGGATAATAATACTGGAATGCGTCGGTTGTTTTGAGGAAGTGTTTTGGAATGCCTTGCTGATATGCTGTTTTAGGCATGATAGACATTACTCCAATAACGTATCCATGTT